TACACTCTTCGCTTTTTGCAGGGGACTTTCCCTCGGATGTAATCGCACCTCCGATGTTGCGAGTGCCGTCCATGGTAAATTGATCACGACGAAACTCACGACGCACTTCTGTTGTATTACCAAACAATCCACGCTTGTTTTTATCTAACTCCAGGGATCTATCTGATTCTAAGATAGCAGGATCGTTTGCTTTGTATTTAATTTTATACCCATCCTTAGTTGCTTCTACTTCATATGATGAGTAGTCACCAGATGGGAAATTTATTACTGGATAGTCTGGTTTGGTTTCCTGCATTAGGTAACCAAGTAAACCTACATGAGCAACAGCGAAAAGACCACCCACAACAATACCAACCGTCTTCAAAGGAGAGGACTTCTTCGGAGTCGGCTCAGGATAATAATCGCCAGGTTGCTCTGTTTCGCTGTTGAAGAGTTTCATGGTTAGAAAGGCATAGCAGGACCAGTGACCGCAGGAGCACCACCACCCACATCAGCAGGAGCAGGAAGGGCACCACCAGTAACATCAGGCATCTCGGGCATAGCAGCGTCTAGCATCCCTGGGAGGGCGGCAGTGACTGCCTCTGTTACTGCTTTAGTAACACGCTCTCTAGCTTGCTCAGCGAGTGCTTCTCTGTTTAGATAAACATATGCTCCACCACCGACGATGCCTGAGACACCGACGAAGGAGAGCACTGCGAGTACGTTAATAATTTTTTGCATGGTTAGACCTTAGGTTCAGGTTCTTCTTTCTTCCTGATCTCAGGTGCTTTCTTAGGAGCACCACCAGACTTGGCAGGACTCAATCCGAAGGCAGCTAACGAACCAGAAAAGACGGATGCGATAAAGGTAGGATCGAAATCTAGAATCTTTTGACCGTTTGGAAGTCTAACGTAAGAGAATGTAAGGAGAGAGGCAGACCATATAAGCACAACAACTTTCACCAAATTACCAAGAACTTCACTTTTATCATCATCGTCTGCCTTTTCCTCTACGACTTTAGATTTATCTTCAGCCATTTATAGAGTTACAAGGCAGCTCTATTTATCATTTACATATACGTTTCCAGATATAGAGATTCTGTAATCATCACTTGTGTAAAATGGATTGACACCATGATTCAATCTGGCAGGGAAGAATGCCATCTTCCATTCAAAACTCTTGTCCAGATAAAGGTATTCAGTATCAATTCCACCAATAGAATTTAGATACTGAAACATAAACGCAGCAGTTTCATCACCGTTGCTCTTGTAACGTTTTCTTTCTTCTTCCAATTCGTATGGAATCTGCACCCAGATCACAAACGAAAATACCCCTGAGTGAATATGCAGGGGATTAAAATCATATTTCTTTTGATAGTTGATCCACAACCTTTCTAGGTTAAACTCTACGAGAGTCATGTCTCTCATAGATTCTGCTAAACCCATGCTAGGTTGTAGTCCAAACTTTTCTAGATAGACACCAGACAAATGCTCACAAAAAGTGGACATGTTTGGTGTAATAGGAAGATGCCATTCTTCCTCCAGATGCCCTCGCAAACTATCACGAGCATCAGTCTCAGAAGTTTTTTCTAAATTGTCAATGCTGTTTTGCAATTCTTGCTTAACAGATTCAGGCACCTCACACAACAGATATCCTGGGGATGAGAGGTGCCTTACATAATAATTAAAGTTATGCACTAGCAGATTCAGTAGGAGTCTTCTTTCGGCCAATATTATATTTGCTCTCTAGGATCCACTCACCCTTATCTTTATAAGAGATGACTTTGATCTGACTGAGAGGTGCTGCGTCAGCAATAGTTTCAGCATCAGTGACTACAATGAGTCCCCAGTCCGAAAGCAATTGCACGATACGATTACGACGCTGCAAGTCATTTGAAGAAAGGTTTGCTCTCTTTCCGTCAAGGGCAAACAACTCTTTAAAATGCACGATGTAATACTGCCCCTTCTTGTGAAGGATGTGGCAGGATTGATACAGTTTCTTTTCTTTGCGAGAGGCAACACCAATACGGGTCAGTGTCTCTCTAACTTTTAGAAAGTCGTCAGGTTCTTTTAACTCGACTTGAATCATATCGTCTTTAGACCATTGTAGATCTTCACTCATTTCTTTCCCCCTTTATTCAGTTTGGTTTTAATAAAATCTAATTGATCAGGAGTCAGAATGTTTAGTGCTTGCCGAGCTTTTTCATTACTATAACCATAGTATTGCTTGACCACTTCCAAATCATTCATCTTCTGTTTCTTATCCCAAGGCGAAAACCTTTTGCGGGACCTGACGGTATTTATAAAAAAATCATATTGTAGTTTCTTGTCCAGATTGGGATAGAAATTCATCTCATTGGCATACATCACTGTGTCCATATGATGAGACATGCACTTGTTTACAATGTAAGGGGGATAGTGCTTTTCCCAATCTGCATCTTCACTAGCAAGGAGATTCTTCTTAGTGAGGTTGATTGAATTCAAATAATCCTTGAGAGGATATGCATCATTGCGGGACATAATTTAGAAGAAGTAATTCCTTACGTTGCTGTTGCTCTTTCATATAGTCACCCACAGATCTCATGGTGTAGGTGTGGTCAAACTCGTATGCATTATAATCGATGAATCTATCCTTCACCACCTGGGCAGTGTTGTAAGAGATCATCTGAGGACCGATGAATCGGTCACAGTCTGCTGCAAACTTATCGTGGTCGAATCCTTTGTGCATTGATCCCTTGCGACCATACAGATTGTCTTTGATATCGTATGGGGGATCTAGATAGGTAAAGGTGGACTTGTCATCAGTCAGCAACTCTTCATAAGAAAGGTTGGTGATCTTCCAGTCCTTGATAACTTCAGAATAGTATGGAAGTTTATCTATCCCTCGCATCGAGAAGTTTGATTCAGATGCGCTGGACGAAAAGGATGAGGACTCAGTGAGACCAGAAAAAGAGCACTTGTTAACAACATAATAACTAACGGCACGATGAAAGGGTTCACACTTTCGGGTTTCATTTGCCAGATACTCCTTTGCTTCTAAGAATAAAACCTTTGCAGATGCAGGCTCACAATACTTGTATTTGAGTTGCACCAACTCATCACGAAGTTTCTTACCATCATCCTGCACCACACGCCAGAAGTTGTATAGTGGCTCATACAGGTCATTGACCCATATATTCATAAATGGATAACGCTGGGACATCCAAATAGCAAAAGATCCTCCACCAAGGAAGGGCTCTCGATACTCAGTAAAGTCCTCAAGGGATGGCAAGAATTGCACCATCTTTTTGACAGCGCGAGACTTGCCACCAGGATAACGAAGAGGCGTTTTCAGTGTGCTCATAGGATGAGTTTCTTCTCAGGTACAACGACAGCGGGTGCTTTATTAAACATCTTGGTATACTGCTCAACCAGATTAGGTGCAGCATTTGTGATGTAAAGGATGTGATCACGTTGGATTTCCAACTCTTCACATTCAGGATCTTGAAGCGGTGCCCAAGGAGCGAATCCCAGTTGAGTGCCTTCTTCATTGATCGGCATTGCCACAATAACATCCTTAAGGGTTACTGTGCCACCTTGCTCACTGACGATTTCACCAATGCAGTTTTCTCCACTGAGAAAACGAATATTCTTTACGTTGCTCATTTTTCAATTACCAATACAGTGTCAATTGTTTGTAGTTGCTCAACCAGCACACGATATCCTGTGCCGACATACAGTTGCCCCGCCACCACTGAGACAGTTGCAATGCCCCAGAAATAATAATACCACCTAGATTTTACTTGATGATTCTTGCTCATTTGAATTCACACTCCATCATGATTTGGGTGAGTGCTGCTAGAAGATTGATCTCCTGGTCAGCAACGAATGCAGTCTTGTATTGATATTCAGCAATGATCAAAACTGCTGCTGCAATACTAGGACCTTCCATGTTTTCTGCAAGACTGTCATACAGTTTGCGAAGAATGGAGTTAGGATCAGCATCAAGATTCTGTGTGACCCACTTCTTTACCTCATTGAATTTCTTATTCTTGAGAGCAGCGATCAGAGACTTGGTATTAGCGTCTCCTAACGTCGCCAGAATGCCAGTGTCAATAGACCCTGTGCTACTGTATCGCTGCAATTCATTGAGGGTCCTTCGGAAGTCGGGGAAGTATTTTTGAATGACTTCAGCAACAACTCTAGGTTCGAAGGAGATCTCCTCCCGTT